AAAAGTCTGTGGTGTTAAATGTGACCGGATAGGCAACAGTTGTGCTAGCGGCTGTTTGATCTGTGGAATCTTGAAACGCTCCGTAAGGAAACGCAACGTATCTGCCGCCTGTGTTGCCCAGCAATTCTGTCAAGGAGTTTTGTAGTTGGTTAAAGTACAAACGCAGGATGTTTAGAAATTGATCTTGATAGCGTCGGTCATACTGATCCGTGCTCAACGGCAGGTTAGGGGGCGCTGGGTTAATAATCCTATTGTTTGTTGTCATTAACGTCTACCGTCAGGTCTGATGTCAATACGGGGAGCGCCCAATTGCCAGCAAGTGTTAACTTGGTTTGAACTAATCTTAAAGATCATCTGGCGACCGCGCATACGGGTAAATATCTGCCCTGTGAACTCTTCGGTAATCACGTACGTACTACCTTTTATAACAGTGCCGTTAGCAGTACTTGTGGTTCCAGAGCCTGAGTTATTCAGACCATACAGCGTCATGGTTACCCGTGGGGCAACAGCGGCGGGAGTGTTAGTAGCGTTCTCAAAAGTCAAGTCAGGTAAGACGCGCCACACAAAACCAAAGTTGTGACCATCACCAATGTCAAATTCAGACGAGCTAATGTAAGCATCAATCGCAGTAGCAGTGCCGGTCGTATTGTCATTCAAACCTGTTTCGTGGTTAATTAAATTACCTGTCAGCGCAGTGCTGTTGTACTTGGCGGCAATAGGAACGGTCTGCAAACCAGAGTCAAGCCAAGCTGTGCGCTCCATCGTGCCGTAATACCAGATTTTTTCTTGATAGTTATAAATAACGTACTTGTCTACTTTTGTGCTATTAGCTGAGCAGTAGAACCACCAGACCTCATTAAAGCCTTCGCTTGTTCCGGCAAAAACTTGTAGTGATTGATCTTGGTTTAAGTCTTGGAATACGTGGCGGCGCAGGTCGCAAGTTAGTGTGTTGACTCGGCCATCGTAGACGTAGAACTTGTCTACGCCCATCCAGTAAATAACACCCGAGGCAATCACAGCCGAGTTAGGACTCATGATAGAGATGTTGTCACCAAGCAACTGCGGCACCCACACGTAAGGAGGCCCGAGGTACTGGAGCGAATACACAGCCGAGTCGGTAAACATCACAATTTCTTGACGGGTTTGTACAGTACCTACAATTTCAGAGCCGTGAGATATACGTATAAACCCTGCTTGGTTTGTAGGGTCAGGTGTCCAGTTGTATATGTCATCTTGCGCTGACCAGCGAATTAGCATAGGGTCAAGCACATTTGAGCCGTAGTCGTTACAGCCAAACGCAATCACAAAACGTGATGTGTCAGAAACGGTAAGATTGTTTTGTGTTGTAGGTACATCCACAATTAAAGACACGTACACCCCTGTGCCTGTAGAGGAGGTGTTAACCGCTGCCCCCGCTGCATCAAGCAGTTTAAATGTCAACCCGTCAACTTCAAACACGTAATATGTTGTAGCCGCAGAGATGCCTGTGGGTAAAGATGTGGTAGCAGCAAACTGAAGAGCCGCGCCTTCTGTATACAGTATGGTGGAAGTCACCACAGTCGGTGAAGCGCTGGTAAAAGTTACATTGCCGCCAAGCGAGTTGAGCAATACACCGCGAGTAGTAACGCCGTTGTTGGCAGTCCAGTAGTAAATACCGCCTGTGCGGGGGCCGTACACTAAATCTTGGCCGTAGTTAATTTGGTTCCACAAACGCAGGGCTGATGTAGATGTTCCGCCATTACCCCATGTTGTAGCCGTTTGACCCCAAGTACCAGCGCCCCAACCCACAAGAGGACTAGGAATAGCAGGGCCAACACTGATCTGATACGCGGCTACGACAGAAGCGCCCCCACCGGGGGAGCCAGAAGCATCCGTTGCATTGGCAGTAGCTGACGCTGTAAATGTGTATGTGTTTGCAGTGAGAACTGTAATCTGATACTGAGCGTTTAGCACCGTAGCTGTAATGTTGCCGCCTAGTCCCGTGGCTCCAGAAAACGTAACAAAATCACCTGTAGTAGCGCCGTGACTTGTGTCTGTTACTGTGATTGTGGCGGAGCCATTTGTAGCTACAAACGGGTTGTTGTTGATTGTGCTGGATGCCCGAATAGGTGTGATGTCGTTGTACGCACCACCTTGATTGATGTAAAACTTGAGGTTTGTGCCAACACCAATTAGATTGTTGCCGCCAAGCGTTACCCAATTCCACAACGAACGGCATACGCCTTGGTATGTAGACGCAGAGTAAGGCTCCCAGCCACCAACAACTTCGGGATTACCCTGACGAAAGCGTACCTTGTCGGACTCGTACCAACCACCTTCATTGGTGTAGCGGGTATTTTCTTTATTTACACCCGGCTTAAACAGAATCTTTTGTAATGGCATCGGTCAATCCAGTAAAGCGCACTCAGCAGTGCGTCGTTTAAGCAAGCCCGGCAACACCTTGCCGCCACCTTTAGTCCAGAGCATCAGTTGTTCTTTTGCCCCTTCCCAATCGTTGGCGTTGATTTTCCTCTTTAACGTAGATGTTTGCAAGCGTCCAGTGCCCAAATTGTAGGCAAAGTCCACGATGGCATTGCATTTACGAACGTCTGTAATCAGGCCGGGGCAGTTACGCAAAACACCCGGCAGGTACGTATGCTCAAGTTCAATCATCAAAAGCGCTCGTGCCGTGGGTTCATCCATCGGTGCGTCTTCTAGCGTTACCTTGCGCTTGTCTGCGTAGTAGGTAGAACCATAGCCAATCGTAGCCACGCCAGCCGGACATAAATACGGCTTGGCGCGGTAGCCCTCAAACTGACGGCACAGAGCAGCGGCTAACTCTAAGTTCATTGTGTTTCTTCAAAACTGTCAATGCAAGTACATCCTCGCTCCATACAGGCTGGGTCAAGGTCTGGTATGTGCTTGTCAATTACGTCATATATTTTGGTACGCAACATGGTTGGGCTTCCATGAAACAGTATTGCAATGTTCATTAGCTCTGCAACAAGCTCTTTAGACTGTAAATATTTCATATGCCACGTTGCTTTAAAGTACGGTCAAGGAACCAATAGTTAATTGTCCCAGACAACAAGGCTGAGAAGTCAGGGGTCATCATGGTTTTGAACACTTCCACTGCGGGCGCACCAGCAAGCCATGCGTTCCATGCAAACCATACGTGGATGAATGACCAAACAAACAAGACCCAGTAAGTCACAACCGGACGGACAGATGCTGACAAACTAGCCACCCAACCGCCTGCGGCTTTGACCATCTCAGCCTGCTGGGTGATTGCGTTGTTAAACGCATCCATAACACCTACGTCAATAGCGGCTTCACGTTGTGCACCAATCTCAGCTAACTTCTGTTGCCCGCGCTGCGCTTCCAAGTCGCATTGATTTTTAAACATTGCCAACTCGTGCTGGCGTTCGTTCTTCTTGTCAAAATATTTCAGCACCTCGGGGGCCATACGGAACAGCCCGCCAAACACAGAACCCAGAATACCGCCACTTAATATGTCTAACATTTTTTGTCCTTTGTTTCTTCATTTTGCATCAGTTTGATACCAGACAGGAACCCAATCATGCCGCCGATAAGAGTAGAAAAAGCGGGTGAAATCATCTTGAATATTTCTGCGTTGTCCACTTCTTTGGCCCAAAGGCCAAGCATAAAGCTGAAGACCATAGCCAAAACAGAGATGCACAGGGTGGTGCTGACCATTAACGTGACCCACAGGGTTAGTTTGTCCTTGGTCTCCATTGCTGGCTTTTTGGGTCTGACTATCGGCTTCTTGGTCATACATAAATGTCCAGCTTACGGTTTGTGAATATCTCCATACGGAGCCTGTCTTGCACTGTCTTTTTACAGTAAATCTCAAACCCTATGTCTTGCAACTGAGTCTGCTTTTGCTTGGCTAACTCATTTGCTTTGTTAACTTCGTGCTGTCTTTCCAGCTTCTTCTGGGCAAGGTCATGCTTGTCTGGATACCCAGACGGCTGAACGGTCGGAAATAACTTGATGGTGTCTATCATTTCTTTTCGCGCTCAAGTGCATCTTTGTATCCGTGTATGACTAATTCTCTAATTTTTGGCGAGTCTGCCGTCCCTGCCCATTCGCTCAGATTGTTCCAGATCACTATGAAGTCCGTTGACTTGCAGTAAGGCGCATTTCTGTCTAGCCACGCTACCATCTCTTGGTGTCGCTCGGTCGGGTTGTGAAATGTGTAGCCAATTCCATAGAACTCCCGCACGTGGCATCCGTTCTTGGCTACGGCTCCCGCCAGTACCAACAGCAATAGAAGTAAGAGCCAGCGCATTTGTCATTGCCATATCCACAGAATTGTATAAGTGCCCCACACGATGAAGGCGACGATAACTCCAGCAATGATAAACGCTTCTGGCCAATCGTGCATAGCTACCGCTCCGAGTTTTTAATCCAGTTCCACCCACCGTCAACTTGGTAGCGCACATTTTTCTTATTGTTTGCCGCCCAAATTAAAATCCAAGATAAAACCGCTGAATCTATTTTTTGACCTGCTTCATGTACACAAAGCCAAAAACCATCATCAAACTGGCGGTTTGTTACTATGACTTTGCTAAGATCGGGCCGAAACCACATTGGTAAGTAGTCGGCAACCAACCATTCACATTTGAAACTTTTGCAAGGTGTTTTTGGACGGTCTTCATAAATAGCGCACCCTTTGTCTGAAACAAAAAAACAAGGCTTTCCTTTTAAAAAAGTGTGCTCATATGCAGAACCGTGTAAATACCCTTGGCAACATTTTGTGCAAGCATCACATGTTCTTTGAACTGCGGGTATGGGAACGCTTTTCAAAATGTCAGCTTTCTATTTTTGTGTTAAATGGGCATTTTTTTTCTTGTAGAATCTTTTTGTTGTTGCGATATTTGCCTGTAAAAGTTGTGTGCGCTGAAATTGAACGTATACGTTTTAAAGCATCTGAAGAAACCAAATGTGTTTTAACAACAATCCTTCTTTCCGTCAAAGGCACCAAATGCGCAATTGGTAATCCAAACGGAATTAAATATTGAGCCGTAGTTGTTTCTCGTTTGAATAAAACATTTATGTTGACGGCAGATTGGTATTTAAAATTTAACACGCCCGGTAAAACAATTAAACTTTCTGGTGCGTCTTGATTCCAGACGGGGGAAGTAACTAAAAAGTTTATTTCTTCATCGCAAACCAGCGCCCATTCGGGTTCAAATTTTAAATGAAGATAATTTTGCTCGGGATACTGCATACCCCTTTGCTCTTCTGGATGCGTTCTTGCTACAGAATATCCGTTTGAATACTGGTAATGAAACGCGCCAGACCCTGTTTCACCAACAATTACTTCACAATCACACCACATTGGCAACATTACACCTTGGCGATACAAATCTGTAAAACCCGTACAATTTTTTATTGTGTTGGCTTTCATATCTACAAGATTGCTCAAAGGTCTTACATAATTTTTTGGTGTTGCTTTCCACCAACTGGGGATAAAATTTTTAGCTTCTTTAATTTCCGCAAAGTTATAAACGTCAGGTTTATCGGTGTAGCAATGCAGTACCACAGCTTTCTTAAAGAAATTAAAAAAGCTCATTCAATTATTACCGCTGTATCGGTGTCTGCAAAAAACAGCATAGTGCCTTCACAAGCTATATTCCAGTCAGGGCCAGAAGCCTCACTCCATGATGGCACTTGTATACGCACATGCTTTGCAAGGTGCTCAACATTATTTTCAAACACGCGCCAGACATGATCCTCTGTGCCCCTACCCGGTTGCCCCTTGGATTTATTAAACCGGATAAGGTACTTGCTCATGCAGGCTCAGATGGCCATTGAACGTTTGCAGGGAACCCTACTTGAAGCGGAATATCACGAAGTGCTTGACGAAATTCAAGCCATGCTGTTCGCTCACCTTTGGTAATTGTCATGTTGTCAGCTGCTACTGCCCAAGCAGTGTCTTTTAAACGGTCTGCAATAGTAGCGTTTACTTCATCGGCAGTCATAGGGGTAGCAGCTTCTTCGCCTACTACCACCCATCCTTGGTCAGCGTAAGCATCGCCAAGCCATGACAAGTCACTAAGACGATCAACAATCCCGCCCATTCCAAAAATCGGCCCCCAGTTTTCAGGAAGCTTTTGTGGTTCGTTTAGAGCTTCGTTGGTTGACAGTTTTTTTAGTTGCCATAGTGTCGCCATTTTTTTCACCTTTTTGTTTCTGAGCCTTTACAGCTCCACCGTTTACATACGCATATTCTTGTTGGGCCAAATTATGAGCAACAGTTTTTTCTGCCGCAGCTTGGTCAAAATTAGAAGCGCCAAGCTGTTGAAAAACCGCCATATCGTTTACAAACGGCGCGTGCCCATTAAGGTGCTTTTTCTCAGCCTCGCTTACACGCCATTCGCGCCAACTTGAAAAATCGTCTCTTGGTTTAATGTGTATGTGGCAGCCCGCATTTGCGGCAAGTTGATGGATTAGTTCAATAATTTCCACCGGTTGCAACAAGCACCATAAATTTGAACCGTTTGAGCCGCGCATTGAAATTTCTGTAGTACCGCCAAAAGCGGTTCCAACTGTAACAGACCTTGCTCTTGTTAACTCAGATTCAAAGTTGTTAATGTCTTGTTGTGCAAGCAACGCATCAAGGCGTTTTTTCTTTTCAGTTTTGTTCATTGCGCATTCCAACTGATGTTAATTTGCCCCCCAGAAGCAACGCTAATAGGGTATGAAGCCCCGGGAGTTACTGCCACACAGTTAGATGTAGCGGGTGACGCAGGGCCGCCCGCACCACCAGAACCTCCGGCACCTCCAGCGCCACCACGTCCACCACCACCACCGCCACCGGCATTTCCTTTGGTTCCACCGGCACAAGACCCCTTGCCACCACCACCACCAGCACGCGCCACTGTAGCAGCTTGTGCTGTAGGGATAATCCCACTACCAGACGCGCCACCTGCACCACCACCGGGATTGCCACCCGCACCGCCCGGATTGTTTGTAAAACCTCCGGGTGTTCCGGCTGTTCCGGGGTTACAAGCGCCCGATCCACCTCCGCCAGAACCCGCAGTTGATGTGGAAAGGCCCCCACCACTTCCGCCAGCCCCACCGCCTGTTGAACCTCCTGCCCCGGAGCCACCGCCGCCGCCAGCATTTCTTGATGGCCCACCATCATAATACGAAGCGGCGGGTGCTTGAGACCCCGCAGTGCCCGCAGAACCCGCATTTCCAGCCGCCCCGGGATTGCCCGCATTTCCGCCATTAAATGTTTTTCCAAGACCTGTAGACGCGCTACCAGCATTTCCAGCCGCGCCAGCAGAACCTGCACTGCCCGCATTTCCACAGCCACTCCCTCCACCGGATCTAGGGCCGGGACTACCGCCGGGAAAAGTGCAACCGTTGTAGTACTTGCAGCAGCAGCACCAGTAATACGCTTGGAGAACACCGCCAGCACCGCCAGCACCACCGTTGCCTGCATTCCCAGCGTTTCCAGACCCGCCGGAGTTACCCGCGCTGCCAACGCCGGTAATGTTTACCTTAGAAACGCCCGACGGCATTGTATAAGTTGCCGGGGAATTGAATGTTTGCGATCCGGCAGCAACTCCACCACCGCCTAAAACACCAAGTTTAGAAGTTCCAATTGCCATGTTAAATACTCCTGAGTCTTGAAGAGGTTGGCATCCCCAAACCGGGGCGCGTATCAAATTTGTAAGCGGCATTTGGCCCGTTTTTGTCAACATAATGCAACATAAACTGGGCTGTAATTTCTGTGTTTAACGCTTTTTCGCGCCAGTGCTTTACTTCACATCCTTTATACACCACTGCATCTCCGGATTCAAGTAGTATGCTCACAGGCTCCTGCCCAGAAACTTCCATCCAAATAGGCCATAACTCACCTTTTGTGGCAACATTGACTGTTATAGAAATTTCACAGGGCGGGCGATCCGTGTGTTTTGGCAT